ATTTTTATTAATGCTTCTGTGTTTTTTTCAATAACTTCTTTCATCTCTCTATTAAATTTATATTTTTCAACCAATAATGTTATTGTCCAAAGTCCTAATACTCCGTAGTTAATTAATTCAGCTTCTATCATGTTGACACAACTTCCGTTTTTATATTTTGAGTTTTATTAATTGCTGAATCTTTTCCCTCGTCTTCTCCTAAGTTTTCTTCTATCCTCGCTGGAAATTCAAATTTGACCTCGAGCCCTAATTGTGCTTCAATTTGTTCTTCTATATCTTTTTGTTCGTCCTCTATGACTTGTTGCCATGCAAGATAAACCATTTTACTTGAAGCTTCTGTTGTTCCGGCTTCTATTGCCATTATTAATGCTGGAACTCCTCCGCCTTTGATGACTTCCTCAACCCATTTATTTCTCCAAGTCATAGGGTCTATAATTTTTCCAACCCCTTTGCCTGGTTCCAATAAACTCCAATCAATCGCAGTATCAGGAATAACCATATCATCACCGCCGTTTCTTGCTTTCTTTGATTGTGTTTTAAATGTTGACATTGCGGTTTCGTCGTCGGTGTTAATTTTCCAAATTACTAAAGGCACTACAAATCTATGAAACATGATTGCCATATCCTCATCAAGTTGTTTTATTTTATCCAAATATCCTATTAACGCTTCAATATCTCCAGTTCCATGTATTTCATCCGCTGTCCTGTTTAATGATAAATGAAACACTTGGTCTAATCTTAAATCTTTTCCGAATTTTTCTCCTTCTTTATCCAGTTGTTCATATCTTAATAATAATCCATCAGCACCGACAACGTGTTGGATTCTTCCTGGGTTTAGAGGTTTTAGATTTATTAAATTACTTCCATCTGGTTTGATTGGTTTATTGTCTATAGTTATAATTTCGGCGTAGCTGTCTCCGTTAGCGTGTTTTATTCTAACTTGGTTATTAATAACTTTGTTAAAAGTTTCTTTTCCCCATCCTTTAATTTTCTTCAAAAGTTTTGTTACGGTGTCGTCTGCTTTAAATCCTTTTCCAACGCTCCACATTCCAAGTTTATTAATAACTGCTCTTACTGGAATATGAGTTTTATAATATCCATTGTAAGTTGTCCAGTTTGTAGATGTCCATCTCGTTTCTCCTTGCTCTCCTGCTCTGTCAACGTCCTCGCTGTCTGTAGTTTGAATTTTTAGGGACTGGTCTAATTCTTGTGTTGTTGTGTTTTTTACGTCTTGCATTGCCATTTTACTTAATCCTCATTATCCAAACAACCTCGTAGTGTGTTGGTAAAGTTGAAGTTGTTCCTGTTCCTGCACCTGCTCCGATTAATCTTCCTGTTGCTCCTCCCTCTGTTCCTTGACCCAAGTCTGCTACCGTGTGAACATGTGTTTCACTTCCTCCAGTTCCCCCGCTTGTTGCTTCTCCCCTTAAAAATCTATTATCTCCGTTTAGGTCTGGGATTGTTTCACCGTCGTAAACACTATTTCCATCTGATAAAACCGAGCCGTCGCATTCAACCCATCCATCAGGAAGTGATGGCGTGTTTGTGAAAGATTTTAGCCATGCAATAATTGCCCCTATTGGTGGATTTGTGATAGATGATGTTAAAGTTTCTATTTGTGTTCTTCCAGTTAATATTGGACTTGTTTCAAACAAATCCGAAACTTTCATATCTCCTATTTCTTTTTGTAATGTCATTATACTTTATTTAGGAAATCACTTTTTCCACTTTTAGTTAATAATTTTATACACATGATAAAAGTTTGCCAATTAATGTTTATAATATTTTCCTGTTCTCCTGGAATATCCTGAAACATCAAATTTACAAACTCCAATAGCCGCGTAAACAGCTGATGCTAATTTTAAAATATCTCTTTTGTCAGCATCAAGTGTTGAATAACTATCTGAATAATTAACTCCTGTTAAAATATTAATCCAACTCTCCGCTTCTGCAATATATTGATTTGTGTAAGCTTCATCTTTTGAAGTTGAGCTTGCTCCTACTCCTGCGTGTCTTAATATTTCCGCTGTCGTTGCGAAAATTCCTTCATCTGCCATGATTTTATTAACAAATGCAAGCATTTAAACTTTTGTCTTTTTCTGCTAATTCAGCCGCTCTCATTATTCCTTCTACTATGTGGGTGTTTTTGCCTGAAATCTTTATTCTCCATAATCCATGTGCATCTTGAACTTTGTCCCATCTTACAGAACGGAATGATGCTTTAATGTCATCCCTATTGAATAGGTGCAATTCTCCTCTTTCTCCCATTGCTCTTAAATTGTCGTGCATATCTTCATTAAATAGTCTTTGTTTTCCATCTTCTTGATTGATTGAAATCTGTCTATTATTCATTGCAATAATCTTTCTTTTCATGTCGCTTATTAATTGCAGATGGTCGTAAACAGAAACTCCAAGAGTTCCCGAGCCCGCATCAATGCCTGAAAATTTACAGCTATGCTTCCTTGTATATTCTATAATCAAATTTTCATTATCAGTTGTTAAAAGCATTCTTCTGGTATAGTGGTCTATTTGAATTATATTTTTAGGATTGATTTTCTTTACTATCTCCGCTGTGAAATAATCTCCCCCCATTCTTGCTAAATCAAAACCTCCATAGTTTTTTCCATCTTTAGGTACCATTTGTTTTTCTTCAATTATATCGCATATTTTATCAATCCATTTATCACTATAAAACTGCCTTTTGTCTAATGCTGCGATTGCTAAATATTCTTGTGCATAAGCCATTTCGCTCATATCTTCTTTTTCTTCTGCCAAAAATTCAATAAACCCGTCATGCTGTTCCTGTGTCCAACTCTCACTTATCGGTCTTTTTCTCGAGACCGTCTCTGTGTCCATCTCCCAAACCTTAAATCTTGCTTTTGGGTTTTTGTCGATAATTGTTTTTTTATAATTGTTCCAAAAATATCCTTCTTGCCCGTCAAAAGTCCCAAACATCCAAATCCTTCCGTTTGTAGTTGCCAAGATTGGTTTGGCTGCTTCGAAGAAAAGGTCTGGTTGGAATGGTGCTTCATCAATCATTAAAACCTGTCCCTCGAATCCTCTTGAGGATCTTCCTGTATCTCCGACTGGTTGTGCTAATAATATCCTTCTGTTTCCTTTGACTTTTAAAACTAATTTGTTTAATGTGGGTTTGTCCTTTCCTTTTCCAATAAGTTTCGGGCAATTTTCTTGAGCATAACTTGTCGCAAATGCGATTAAAAGCTGGGCTTGGTTGATTGTTAGGCTTGCGCATACTATTTGAGATGTTGGATGTGGGTTATGATGGGTTTTTATCCATTCTACCGCTTTTTGCGCGAATAGGTGGGTTGCTCCAATTCTTCTACCTTTGGCGAGTAAGATATGGGCGTCTTCCTCTTCCATAATTTCTTGTTGCCATTTATCTAATTTAATCTTCATAATTATCATTCATCCAATTTATTATATCTGGTCTGTTTTTTATCAGCCATAAATAGAATAATCCTGAACCGTGGGAATGTGGGCTTAATCCGTGTCCGTATCTCATATGATGTTTAAAGCATAGAGCAATTCCGTTGCTGATGTTGCTTCTGAATGTTTTGTTTTCTTTTGGGATTAAGTGATGGGCTGCTGTTTTTGGTTCTTTGCAGATTATGCATCCTTGGTCTCTATCTCTTACAGCTTTGCTCCAATCCTTATGTTCCTTTGTGTCGAGGTATCTCATTATTATAACGAGAGGGGTAGAAAATCATTGTAAGAGGTTTAAGCTTAAAATAAAACCCCTCTCAATATTGTTAGGAATTAACCCTTTTTATAATTTTTGGCAAATAAAAAACCCCTTTTTAAGGGGGGTAATGTTTTATCTTTCTCTTGCCATTTCGTCTTGCCAGTCATCATTCTTTTTCAGCCAGTTTTTTCTTTTCTTTAAGGCTTTTCTGTTTTTTTTATTATCTTTCCATATTTCTGCATTTTTCCATAAATCTATAATCCATTTTAATAATCCCATTGTATATCTCCTTTAATTTAGTTGTTGAGGTCTTCCTCGTTTCAGGGAAGTCCGATATCTTGTAAGTAGGGGGCGGAGTGCGGAAGTGCCTCTTATGCTTTATCGTTTACGAGAAGTTTAAGGGGTTAGCTGAGAGCAGCGTCCTACGTGCCAATATTTTTTATTTTTTTAAAGTTTGTTAGTGGGGTTAACCATATATATATGTATAAAAAGATTCAAAATCGCTATATTGTATGTTAGTTGTTTAAATTATTATTTATACATATCCCTCTACTTTTTGTTGTTTTATTAGCCCTACTATATTTTGATGTATTATGGGGCGGAGCCCGAGCGTAGCGAGGGCGAGGGAGCCACAGGCGACCGATGGAGTGGAGTGGTTGCTTGCAACCCAACGTAACGTATTCGTTTCTTTATGAACGAAGTGAATAATGAAACTTCCCCTTGGTTGACGTCATTAGACGTCAACTAAAGTCCCCCAACGGGGGATTGAGGGGGGGACGTTATATTCCCCGTTAGTGGAACACTAACGTATCTATTCTTGCTTGGGCAAGAATGCCTCACTAGTGAGGCAAGAAGGGGTAGCTGGTATATATGCTAATTATGGATATTCATGCTGTTTATTAGAGCGAACGTTGTTGTCACGTAAGCGAACGTAGTGAGCGACCGTAGGGAGCGAGAGCGAGTGAAACGAGCGGAATAAATAGTAACGTCAGAGCTGTGGGCTGGAGTCAGAGCGGAACGAAGTGACCTCGACGACCGCACCTCGACGTTACGTAAATTTCCCACGTAAACGTTATTATCACACGTAAAGGTTCGTATAATCCACTCCCACGCTTGGACGTTGGGCTGTATAAAAATCACGGATTTTTAAGGGGATGTACGTTTAAGTAATTATGGAGTGGTAAGCATCAAAGTTCTAATTCTATAAGTAAATATATTAATACATATATACATACATACATACACATAAGTTTATAAGTAAGTTATTCTTTAATTATCTATGAAGATTAATAAAACCATAAGTATTGATATTGGATTAATAGATTCCCTTGATAAGTTAAAGCTTAATGTTTCTGAATATTGCAATCAAAAGCTTTGGGATTATGTTACTGCGGTTGAAAATGCCTCTAAGCCTATTACTGCCAATGTTAAGGATATTGATAAGCAAATTAAAGAGTTAAAGAATAGCAAGATTGAACTTAGCAAAATAAAGGATTTTGAGGCTGAAATGAAGAAAGATGGTATTACCACAGAAAAGATTAAATTCCTCAAATCAATGAGTGTTAGTGCTTTAGCTGCCAAAGATATGAAAATGGGCTGGGAAATGAAGTTTGGAGAAAAGCTTAATTGGGTTGATTTAAAAGCATTAAAGGACAAATGGCAATGGGCTTAAAAACTTATAGTGATTATGAGAAAGAAGTGTATAATGATAAGATGCTGGCTTGGGGGAAGAAACACCCATTGGCAGCTGAAATCATGTTTGGAAAGCTTAAAGGTAAAGAAAAGCTTGATTATATTAAGAGTTTAGTCTCTTAAACCTTTCTCTCTCAGTCATTCCGCAAGTCGTACAATTCCCACTCCTATTATGACTTCTCAAGACCTTATAACAATATCTACATCTTTTTATTCTTTCCATTATTCAACTCGATAATTTCTATTAATTCATCAATTCTCAAAATTCTCTTTATTAATATCATTCTTTCTATTCTTTGCTCTGCTTTTGTTAGTTTAACGTAATCTCTTATTTCCATGATTATAAAATGTGGACTCTTAACCTCCATAAGGTTAAGTAAAGCACTTATAGGATATCGCCAAGCCCACATTCTCAAAACCTTTTTCGGGGATGAGTATAAATCCCCGTATGGGGCCCCGTCTTTCCGAGGTGTCAAACTATGCCACGCTTAAGCCTGTTTAGCATAGATTTCAATACTCTTATTTCAGCATCCCTTAG